GCTCGGCGGCTTACTGGGTGCAAGAAATGCAGAGCCACGGCTTCAACCTTGTAAAATGCTATCAAGGCGTAAAGACGCTCTCGCTACCTATGCAGAAGCTCGGCGCAGATTTACAGGCGAAAAAGATTAACTATAATAACTCGAGTCTTCTTAAGTGGTGTATCACTAATACAGGCATAAAGACGGACGTAAACGGCAATATACAGCCGGTAAAGGCTCAGAGCGCAAAGTACCGTATAGACGGCTTAGCAAGTCTTCTCGACGCTTACGTAGGGCTCGTAGACCACTACCAAGAGTACTTAGACACTTTATAAAGAGAGGTAATACGATGAAAAGTAAAAGCGGTCTTTATTTCAAGAAAGATAAGAAAGTAAAGCTCATACGGAAGTATAACGAGCGTGATAGTATGGGCTTCAACGTAACGACATACAAGTATATCACTAACCAGTCTCTCTGGGCGTATGCGACTCAGCTCTCACAAGAGCAAGTTTTCGCCGCCGCTTCTTACGGCGAAGATGAGACGAGACTCTTCGTACTCAACTACCGAAACGACTTAGAGCTCTACGATATCGTCGAGTATAAGGGTAAGTACTACAGCATAACCAGACTCGACACGACAGACGACTATAACGGCGAGCTCTTTATCTATGCAAAAGACACGCCGAGAGGGGATACGCCGCACGATATACAGCCGGCAGACAATTAAACACGAGACCACAGAAGAGAGGGCTTACCGGCTCTCTTTTCTTTTTGTTTTTTCCGTATTACTGATAACACGACATATATACTTGACAAGATAGAGCATTATCGCTATAATGCTTTTTAGAGTGGCTCGGTAATACAGAAAGAGAGGTAATATAATAATATGGATAATATCAAAGAAGCCGAGCAGAAGAGACGAGAAGAGGGTATAGAAGCGGTATGTAACTTCAATTTTTACATAGACCTTTTAACCACAGGGAAGATAGCAGATAGTAAGCGTTTCGATAAAGAGTTTTTCGAAGCTTACCCGATGGCAAAGCCGAGCTCGCCTATGCACTTAATGTTTTGTGCTTTTGTAGGTGCTATAGACTTAGTAATCGAAAGCGAGATAGCGGCAGAGAAGCGAAAAAATAGCTCAGACGCCACCACAGAAACGACCAAGTAACCGTAGTATAAAGCTATCCGAGCCACTCTGTATTATAACAGATAACCGTATAAAAATCAATGAAAGAGAGGTAGACGTATGAAAGAGCTCACTTTCGGCGAAGCCGCCGAGATTAAGAGAAAAGTCGAGGAAGAGCGACCAGACGCCGAGATAATGCACTATATCGTAGCGGCGTACGAAGAGGGATATAAAGCCGCTCAGAAAGAAGAGGTAAGAAGATGAGAGTAATAACTCTAATTAACCAAAAAGGCGGTACAGGAAAGACGACGACCGCTATAAACGTCGGTGCGGCTCTCTCTCGCTGTGGTCTCATGGTCTTACTGGTAGACGTAGACCCACAGGGTAACTTAAGCCAGAGTGCCGGCTTCGATGAGCTCAGCGACAACGATATCACGACTTACGAAGTACTCAAAGGCGAAGACATAAATAAAGCTATCAAGAGTACGGACTCTTACGACGTTCTACCGACTGATATCGGACTCTCAGCCGCAGAGATAGAGCTCGGTAGTAACGACGACGACAAGTATCTTCTTAAAAACGCTCTGAGCAAGCTTAAGAAGACCTACGACGTTATTATCATAGACTCGCCGCCGAGCTTTAATATACTCTCGCTTATGGCTCTTACAGCCGCTACAGAAGTAATTATACCAGTACAGGCGATGTACTTACCGCTTAAGGGCGTAGCACAGCTCAGAGAGACTATAGAGCTCGTCAAGGCTCAATTTAACCCAGAGCTCGAGATAGGCGGCGTAGTGCTTACTTTCTTCGACGAGAGACGTAACTTAGATAGAGACGTCTTAGACGCTCTCGAGCAAGCTTTCGAGGGTAAAGTATTTAAGACCAAGATAAGCCAAAATACGAAGATAGCAGAAGCCCCGAGCTACGGTAAAGACGTGATAGCTTATAGCCCGAGTAGTAAGGGCTCGAAGCAATATATCGCACTTGCGAAAGAGCTTGTAAACCATGAGACCACAGAAAAGAGAGGTAAACGAAATGCCAAGAAAAATGGGAAATAATCCACTTCTTAAGAAACAGACAGAAGAGCCGGTACTCAGCGAGAAAGACGTAGCGACCATAAGAGCCGCTCAGAGCGACGTAGACGACTTTACGACGATGAGCTTCAAGATACGTAAGACTCACTTAAAGAAGCTCAGAGACTACGCTTTTACTAACCGTCTCGAGATTAAAGAAGCACTCGACGACGCTCTCGCTAAATTTTTAGAGCCGATAGACGATAGCTCTCTCATGGAATACCCAGAGAAGCCAAAGAAGACCAGAAAGAGAGGTTAAAAGATGATAAAGCTCGAAACTACTACGGCTTATACCGTAGACGAGGTAGCCGAGAAAATGCACAAGACCAGAGATACTATACTTCGTTATATCCATAGCGGCGAGCTCAAAGCGCAGAAAGTCGGCAGACCTTATTATATTACTGAGCAAGCTCTTATAGAGTTTATCACAGGCGAAAAACCCGAAAAGAGGTAAGTACCGATGATAATTAACTTTACAGAAGAAGAGGTAAAGGCGATAGACGCTCTCGACAAGGCTTACGAGAAGCTTCTTAACGAGTGCGACGCTCTTATACTTAAGCTCAGACCGGACGACCCAGAGCCAGACGAGAAAGAGTACGAGCGTATACAAGCCCAGAGACCCACGCCGCCGCCTATGCCAGAGCCGATAGAGTATCGTACCGTAGACGGTAGAGACAACGTACCGATATACAGCCACGAAGACTTAGAAGCTTATCACAAGAGCCCAGAGTACAAGGCTTACGCCGCCGAAAATAAGCGAGTAAACGACCTTATATCGGCTCAATGGGATAACTGGTATAACGCCGGCTCTGATGAGTGGAAAAAGGCGAGAAAGAAGTACGAGAAGCTCGAGCAAGAATATAACGAAGCTCTTAAGGGGCTCATACAGAAAGCAGAAGATAGACAGTTTACCGCACTCGGTGACGACCCGAGTACTATACTCGAAGACGCTTTTACTCAAGTAGAGCTCATTATACGGAATAAATACAACTACTACGACGGTCTCAGAGCTCGAGGTAGCTTTTCAGCCAGAGACGTAAGAGCACTCGACGACGGTAACTTTCGACTTGATACCACAGAAACAAGAGCCAATATACTTAGCTCTCTTCGTAGACATATCGACGCCTTACCAGATGATGAGAAAAGCGAGCTCATAGCGTATATAGAGAAGACGCTTAAGACTCACCCTTTTATAAGCGATACTGGTACTCTTTTCGGTCAAGTGTCTATGTTAGAGACGCCGCAGACGACAGAAGAAAAAGGACTCTCGGCAATAAGACCCAGAGACTACAAGAGACCAAACACGAAGCCGCACAACCTTTTATTTAATAATGAGCTCACTACAGACGACCGTAACTACTTTACGCCGGTAGGACTCAATAAAGAGAAGAGCGTAGTCGTATACACTAACTTCATACCGCCGAAAGCCGTCGAGCTTCTGGGCTTAGACGACTATCACGAGAGACTTTACGCCGCTGTGGGCTCATGCCTTTTTGCCGGTAATCAGTTTATACCGTTCTCGATGATATATAACCGAGGTATGTTAGGACTCAGCCCAGAGAAGAGAGGTAAAGAGATAACGCCAAATATAGAGCAAGATATCGTAGACGGTCTCGCTATGTTTGACGGAAGAATAACGCTCACGAACGACCCTACAGGCGAGCACGATAACGACCCAGACTTTAAGAAGATAACTATTAACGAGCCGCTTCTCTTCTACCAGATACGAGAAGAAAAGGTACACGGACAGACTACGAGAGGTATAGCGATACCGAGCGGCTACGTACCAGTCGGCTATAGAGTCGGCGAAATGTTCGGTAATGAGATACAGACAGACCCTATACAGGCGATACACGTAGACGGTCTTACGTACTCTCGAGATAACGTAATCATACAAAACGCCACATATAAGCGAGTAAAAGAGATACAGTATCACGACAGCCAGAAGAGATATAAGCGAGAGCTACCAGAGAATAAGCGTACCATAACTTACGACTATATCGCCAAGAGGATAAAGAAAGACTTCGAGACGATGAGCCCCACAGAGCGTAACAGGCTCAAGAAGAAAATAGACGCTTGTATGAAGAGCTACCAAGAGAGCCGGCTCTTCGATAGATACGAGCACAAGCGAGACGGTAAGACGTTCTACGCTGTGGTAATCTACTTCGAGCCAGAGCCGAAAAAGCTTACGTAAAAGACTTACGGATATCTGTGTATTTGACTTACGGATATCTGTGTATCGGACTTACGGATATCTGTGTATTGAGACTTACGGATATCTGTGTATCGTCGAAACGCCGCAAAGCCCCATAGATACTGGCTTAAAGCACAATATCTTGTGGTCATTATACTATGATTATACATAGTATACAGATTAAAGGGCGACTACGACGCCGCCTTTACTTCGTACGGCGTCTACGTCACATCATACACAAGAGACCACAGAAAGAGAGCACTCAGCCAGACCGAAAAAGGGGATAGGGCGGTAAAAAATGAGAGCACTCACGGAAGAC